GGTGGCATCGAAGGCTATAAAGATATTCCTGAGGCTTTAAGAGACGAAGAATATAGACTAACTGACCTTATTTCTAGGGGTGTCTTAGATAAAGATATGCCTGAAAAAGTTAAAGAGTCTTACGTAAGACTTAAAGATACCTGGGATAACAAGACAGATATTCAAGGTTGGCGTGAAGGCATTGAAGCTACTGTCGATATAGGTACTGATATTATTACAGACCCTTTAAATTTTTTAGGTCTTATATTTACGGGAGGAACTGGAGCAGTAGCCAAAGAGCCAGTTAAAGCGGGTGTTAAACAGCTAATTAAAAATTTAGCAACGGCTGAATCTAAAGCCGCTGCTGCTACTCGTGGTGCTATTTCAGGCAGTGCTTGGACAGGTCTTGATAGTTATGCTCGTCAAAGTGTAGAAGTTAATGCAGGAATGCGTGATGCTATTTCTCCGGCAGAAGTAAGTATTTCTGCTGGTTTAGGTGCAGGTATTGGTGCTATTTTAGGCCCCACACTTACGGCTCTTACAGGAGGCCTTACAAAAAATTCTAGGCGTACTAAAAACCTTGAAAGTGAAATAAATGATGTCACTAAGAAAACAGAAAACCTAGAGGCTCCAGAAGCTCAAGCATTAGAAAAATTAGATGATGTTGCCGAAGAGCTAACTAATACTCCTATTCAAGTAGGCGCTACGCCTTTTTATAACCAACCTGGGTCTGCATATACTAATTTTTGGCAGGACATAGGTGGTGGTAAAGCTACTCAAGAAGAAATAAATGATGTTGTAGAAGAGGCTATAGCTGCTGGTGGTGATAAAAAGGTTATTAAAAATAAAATACTTTTTGAGCTTGGTAGAATATCAAATGCAATGGCCTCTAAGGTTGCGTTTAAACCAGCATCTCTTTTAGATTCTTATACTCCTTACTCAGAATCTGCCCAAGAACTACAAAAGAAATTTAGATACGATTTAGGCCGCTCTATTTGGGGCGAAAGAACCTACGATAAACAAGATTTCTACGAAGATTTTAAAGAAACTGCTGGTGAATATTACGTTAAAGTAAAATTAGCTATGGAGCCTGTGCAAACAAACGTCAAAGGCGACTTAAGTATTCCAGTAAACAACGAATTAATACGCGCTTTGCGAGGCGAAAAAGCCGACAATGAAAATATTAATACGATTGCTTCTTTCTTACGTGAAGATGTATTAAATAAACTAGGTAAAGAGCTTAGCGATGCCGGATATATTGATGAGCCTCTTGAAAATTATTTTCCTCGTTTTTGGAATCGTAAAGCCATAGAAAATAATCCCGAAGGGCTTGCTAAACTTTTTGTGTCCGAAGGAGAAGCTAAAAATTTAGACGAAGGCCTGTCTATTGTTAGAGAAATGTTAGACAAAGAAAATCAGCTAGGCGAAGGAAGCATGGCTGGAACTAATTTCTTTGCAAAAAGAGCATTTACAAAAATTAAAAACGATAATAACTTTGAAGAGTTTTTAGATTCAGATGTTAATAGAGTATTAATTAATTACACAATTCAAACCTCAAAGCAACTTGCAAAGAAAAGAGTTTTTGGCGTAAAAAACCTTAAAGAGTTTGAAAAAAGATGGATAGACCCTGTAGTTCAAGAGATGCAAGAGGCTGGAAAAACTCTTAGCCGCACCGACAGAGAAAGAATTGCTGATTTATATAAGACTGCTACTGGTGAAGGTTTAAATCGTTGGGAAGGTCCATTTAGCGGCGTTGTTGATGTTTATTCTACCGCTAATAGATTGGCTTATTTGCCACTGGCGGCTCTTTCTAGTGTTACTGAAATCTTTATTAACGTACAAAAAGCTGGTGTTATTAAAACAGTTAAAGGACTTTCAGAAGCTTTAAACACATCTAGAAAAACAATTCAAACAGACGTTATTGATCTTCTTAAGAAAGACCATGACTTAACAGAACCTGAAATTTGGAAAGAATTAAATAGATTTTCTATTGCCGTAGACACGGCGGCTGGTGATGTTGCTGAGCGTTTAGCTGGTGATACATTTAATACTAATTTTACACGTAAAGTAAACAATGGTTTCTTTAGATTTACTATGCTAGACCAGTGGACTAAGTTTGTACAACTTACTTCTTTTATTACAGGTAAAGAATTAATTACAGATAATCTTAAAAAGATTGCAGCACGAGGAGACTTAGCAGATTCCCGAAGAATTCGTTCCATGAAAGATGAACTTAATGAGCTTGGAGTAGATATTGAAAAAGGAATTGATTGGGTTTCTAGAGGAGCTAAAGAAGATGATGACTTCTATAAGCTTATTCAAAGGGGCGCAGCACGCTATACAAACGAAGTAATTTTACAGCCTACACCAGAAGCAGGCATTAAGCCAGCATTGTTTTCTAATCCTAGAACTTCAATTCTTTTTCAGTTTATGGGTTATCCAGCAGCGTTTTCAAATACTATTCTTAAAAATGCAGCTACTAAAATGATGCGCGACCCTATAGGAAGCGCACCTAAAGCTTTAGCGGCTGGCCTTATTATGACAGAAACGGCTCGATGGACAAACTTTGCAAGGTCGCATGGTGAAAGTGAAAAAGGAAAGTCAGAAGAGCAAATATATTTAGAGGCTGTTCAGCGTTGGGGTGGTAATGGTCTTATTGCAGATATGATGCAAAGAGCTAATAAAGCCGCTGAGATTTATCAAAGTCAAACAGCTTATGTATTTTCTATGCTAGGCCCTGTAGGACAAGATATTTTTAAAATAATTAAGCGTGATAGTCCGGTTAGATTTTTAGGTGAAAAAGTTCCTTTTTATGGGGCTATTAATACTTTTAGTCCAGAATCTAAAAAAAGCTATGATGAATTCATTAGAAGCTTAGATTCTCAAATGCGTGAATATATTGTACCAGAAAGAGGGCCTGACCGTTTTTCATTTAAAAAAGGTGGTGAAGTAGACATACCTAAAGCCTCTTCTGAACCTGATGAGCGAATAGATAAAATGACAGGCCTTCCTTATAACGTACAGGCTGGTACTGCTTTTATGGATGAAGAAGATCCTTTAAGACGTATGGGTTTTAGAGGCGGCGGTCAGATAGAAGATCCACTGCGTAGGTTAGGGTTTGGAAAAGGCTCTATTACTAGAGTTGGTCGTAAGGTATATCACGATGAAGAAGGTCAGCCTTATTCTGAAAAGACTGAAACTATACAGCTAGATGATGGACGTTGGGTTAATTATCCAACAATAGATAAAGAAGGTAACAAAATACCAGAAAGGCTATTTAAGAAGCTTGTTGAATCTCAGGCAACTAAAGAAGGCGTTGTTGATTTTATTACGGGCGAAGTTCTGCCTACGTTTAAAGATAAAGAAGAGGCTATTGAGCAAGCCGTTAAAAGATCTAAGAGTCTTCTGGAGGAATAATGGAATATAAATATTTTACAGAGTCAGAACTTAAGTGCCAGCATTGTGGTAAACATAGTATGGATGATGACTTCATGTTAAAGATTGAGGCTCTTCGACATGACCTTGGAATCCCCTTCACTGTCACATCAGCTTATCGTTGTCCAGAACACCCCATAGAAGCCGCTAAGAAGTCTCCGGGTGCACATGCGTCAGGTAGGGCCATAGACATAGCCTGTCAAGGAGATAAGGCTTATAAAATTCTAGAGGGCGCTTTACGCATGGGTCTTACGGGCATTGGTGTTAATCAAAAAGGCGCTAGTCGTTTCATCCATTTAGATGACCTAGAAGCTGAAGAAGGTAGGCCTCGTCCTTGGGTCTGGAGCTATTAAGGTGAGTTTAGTTTCAAGTCTTGTAGGGCCTGTAACTGGTCTTCTAGATAAGTTCATTGAGGACAAGGACCAAAAGAATGCCTTAGCTCATGAGATTGCTACGATGTCTGAGAAGCACCATCAGGAGCTTATGAAGTCTCAGGTAGAAGTTAACAAGGTTGAAGCGGCTAACTCTAATTTGTTTGTCAGCGGGTGGCGTCCTTTTATTGGGTGGACCTGTGGGCTAGGTATGTTTGGAAACTTCATAACAATTCCATTTGCTAACTTTATTATGGCCCTTCTTAAAATTAATATTGTTATACCTCTTGTGCCGCTTGAAACTATGATGCCTGTGTTGATGGGCATGTTAGGTCTAGGCGCAATGAGGAGCTTTGAAAAGACTCGAAAGTAATGTTAGCAGAGGTAGCTACAGTTATATCTGTTATCAAGGGACTCAACGAAGCTGTCAGTGCCTTAAAGGAAGCAGGAGGAAATGCCTCAGGTTTTGCTGCTGTTATGGGCAGGTTTGCTAAGGCCAACGAAGCTGTTCAAGATGTAGAAAGTAAGTACGTAGGCAGGCTTTCGGTACAAGATAGTATGCAGATTCAAGTAGCTAAAAGACAGTTGGCTACATTTAATCAACAACTGAAAGATATTATGTTGATGCAGGGTCTTGCAGGTGACTACAAAGAAATCATGGACCGCGTTGAAGAAAGTAAAATAGCACATGAAAAAGAAATAGCTCGTAAGAAAAGACTACGTAGAGAAAGAATAGAGTTTGCAAAGACTCTTGGTGTTATTTTATTTGGTGCTTTTTGTGCTATGGTTTTAATTGTATCTTTTATTTGGTGGTGGCGACATTGATTAATGAAGTATCTCCAGTATCTACATATGTTAAATGGACTAATCATAAGTCTCAGTATGTTACTGCGGTATCTGGAATTAAAACAATAGAGCTAACCTACGAAGGAACAATATATAATTATGTTAATGGTGTACTATCAGTAACTAATTTAGCCCCTAATAGACAAACATATGACTTTAAGGTGTAACTATGCCACTAAAATCTGGAAAATCTAAAAAGACTATATCAAGTAATATACGTAAACTACGTAAAGAAGGTAGGCCTCAGAAGCAAGCTGTAGCTATTGCACTTTCTAAATCAAGGGGCAGTAAACGTGGCCGATAAAAAATCTACAGTAAATAAAGCAGGTAACTACACAAAACCCGCGATGCGTAAACGTCTCTTTGAAAAGATTAAAGCAGGATCTAAAGGCGGTAAAGCTGGTCAATGGTCAGCGCGTAAGGCTCAGATGTTAGCCAAAGAATACAAAGCTAAAGGTGGAGGCTATAAATGAAAGAATCTCAGAAGTCCCTTAAGCGTTGGACTAAACAGAAGTGGCGTACACCTAGCGGTAAGAAGTCTTCTGAAACTGGTGAAGTATATGCACCCTCTGCAACCATCAGTAAGCTTAAGTCGACCCCAGCAGGAAGAAAGAAGCTTGCGGCAGCTAACAAAAAGAAACGACAGGCTACTTCTCAAGGTAAGCAGCACGCTAGACATGGACTACATAAAGGAAAGAAGCGATGAGAGAAGACTATAAAAAGGGCGGTAAGTCTAAAAAAGATCCTAGATTAGAAAGGGCAGGCGTTAGTGGTTATAACAAGCCTAAAAAGACACCTAATCATCCTACTAAGTCTCATGTTGTTGTTGCTAAAGAAGGAGATAAAGTTAAGACTATTCGCTTTGGTCAGCAGGGTGTTAGCGGTTCGCCTAAAAAGACTGGAGAATCCTCTTCGTATCGTAAAAGGCGAGAGAGTTTTAAAGCGCGACATGCCAGTAACATCAAGAAGGGTAAGATGTCAGCGGCTTACTGGGCTGATAAGGTTAAGTGGTAGTTATTTAACTCTACGTATATCCATACGCTCAGCGGCTACAACCTTTTGAGATATATCGTATACTAATTCTGCATGTTTGTTAATTATATTTACCATATACTCTACAGATTCTTCGTAGTGTTCCATCGCGGCTACAGCAGTAATGATATCTACATTGGCCCGCATAACAATCCCAAGTTTTGATTCAGGTGTAAAATATATTTCTTCACTCATGATGTAATGCCTGTAAGTTTTTCTCTAGATACTCGTGCAGATCATCAAACCTAAGATGACATTCTCTAAGTATTGTTCTTATATATGCTTGAGTGTACTGGTCCGAAAACACTGTTTTAATTTCTTCTTCTGGCAAAGCGGAAAGCTCAGTTAAGAGCCTCCCTTCTTTGTCAAACACTACCTTAAAAGAAATAATGTTACCTTCCATGATTAAATCTCACACACACCAGAGACACAAGCAAGGGTTTGCATTGCTTCAGTGTTGTCATCTTCTTCTTTTAAGTCCCAATCAAAATGCTTAGGTACATTTTTAGAAAGATTATTATATGTCTCTTTGTCTATCTTCTGGTAAGGGGCTTGCTTGTATACATGTTCGGCTTCGGGCAAGAAGCTGATGCCACTAACACTATCAAAGTTTTCCCATATCCACTGGCAGACTGAAAAGAAGTTATTATCATTATAGTAACAAGTCATTGAGGGTTTATGTTCGCACCAATGATCTTGATATATCTTCCAAAGTTTAAGCTGTTCCATAGCCCCCATATCTTCTACAGTAACTGCCTTGGTTGGCGCTTTCTGAGGAAATGAAAAGACCCAGTTAGAGTTATTCATTACATCTTCTTCGTGTGGAAAGCCAGCTTCAATCATTGCCGTAGCCAGCGGGTCTTTCTTGTCAGCACGTACAGTACGAATATAATACTCACTGAATCTAGGATGAATACCGGAAGCACTATCAGTTAACTGAGACACTGTGCCACTAGGTTTAACACAGGTGATAGCAGCAGACTGATTAATACCCAGCTTAGCTGCCCATTCTTTGTTGGTATCAATAGCTACCTGACGTAATTCATCAAGCAGTTTATCTAATCCAAAAGTAGTTCCATTAGTTAGCTTGCAGTCCATGATGCCTGTCATAGAAACACCAAGCAAGGCTTCTTCTTCTGTGTTCTTTTTCCAAATATTTCTAAGGTATCGGAAGTTAGTCATTGTTGACTGTAACGTACCTAGAATAGTAGCAAGTTTAACTTTGTACTTTAATGTATCTTCTGTGTCATTAGCGCGTACAATAACTTCAGATAGGTTACAGAATTGATAAGGCCTCAAGATAATTTCAGAACAAGGATTGGTTCCAAACTTATGAGTCGAATCACGCCTTTCGTTACGTGCTGCTACCTTCTGTGCTGCTACACGGCTGAAGATTCCACGCTCGCCAGACTTAGATTCATAGAGTCTCTTCATCTCAGATGAGTAAGTATCAAAGTCAGGCTTTTCAGAATAGACTGCGCTATTGTTTGCTAAAGCTCGCTGCCCATTAGTAAGATACCATTCGCCATTCTTGGCATTAGCCATCCGGTTGTCTGTTACGTTGCTTAAACTAATAAGAGCAGACCTACGTACTCCACCTACTACAACAATGTCAGCTATTTTACAGACCAAATCGTGACACTCAAGAGACGTAAGCTTTCGCCCAGCAGCACTCTTAAACATTTCAACAGAAAAGTTGAATAGGTCAGCAAGAGGCTGCGGTCCAGAAGCTCTACCGCCAAACGTTTTTAGCCTAGCACCCGCAGGACGTACACGAGTTAAGTCACACTTAGGAATCTTTCCTGCGTACAGAAGACTAATTAACTCCCTAAAGGCACTAGCCCATCCAATCTTACTGTCGGCAACTACAATAGTTGTTTCTGTCTCGTGAAACGTGTCTGCAACAACAGGTAGCTGGTTAACGTAGTCACGCTCTACGCTGAAGCCTACGCCTGTACCGTTCAATAAAATATACATCAATTCATCAAAGGATCTAGGGCTATCAATAGGCAGATAAGAACAGTTAAATCCAGCCACGTTATCCCGTTCTAAGGCGGGGCCTGCGGTCATCATGCAGCGCATAGAAGGCATAACTTCCATGTTTAAAATAGCCGTATAAATCTCACCCTGTTCTTCAAGAGTCAGTTTGTCTTTCCAAAACTCTACATAGCGCATGACCGTTTCTTCCCAGGTTTCTCTGCGCTGTTCTTCGTCTAGGTAACGAGCGTACCTACTCTTGTGAATGTATTGTTGATACTGGTCCATATCTTTTCTCGTACTCCTCTTTTAAAAACTTCATGTTTCTTATTCTGTATTCAGAATATCTTACTACTAAAGGTTCTTTATTGAACATCTTTTCATCACAATAGTCAGCATACATTAATTGACAAAACAATTCAAACTCAGGGTTCTGCATTTTTCATGTCCTGTTCGTCATCTAGCATTCGAAGCTGCTCGCGCTTAAGACTCTTGAAGTTCTTTTGAGACTTAGTAGGTTTGCCTTTGTGCTTCTTGTTATATTTGTTCCTACGCTCTGTCTTAGAATCGATATAATTGTTATTGTTTTTCATCACTCAGAATCTCTAGGAGCTTCTTCTCGTACCATTCTGCTTTCTTCAGGTCTTCTATCCCGTTTTTGTACGGGAACCTCCATCTGTATTTCAGACTGTTTCCTCTTAAGTACCCGATAAACTCTTCTCTTGTTAGCATGGCTTCTATTCCGTCGATGCACTCAATGTCCCCTTTGTTATAATGAGCAGGATTATTAACTGGGTCTGGCTTTTTCAATGCTTTTTTAACATCGTCTTTGGTTAGCATAAGCTTGTTCCACTCTTCGGGGTTGGCAGAGTCTATTGATTTTTTAGTTCTTTGTTTCATTCTTGTTCCTCAGGATAGTCTGGATTTTCTTCTATTCGACAGGAAGAATCTATCCAATCTTTAGGGATACTATATACGCTGTACCATCTAAAGCCGTTTGATTCTGCCCATTCAGCATGAGACCTTTTAGTACCGTCCTTTCTTCTTGTTGCCCCAGGCATCGGGGCTGAAGGGTCAGCAAATAAGAATACAAGTTCTATGGATTTAGGAAGGGCCTTCTTAACCCATACATACTTATTATGCTCCGCATGGTCCCAAAAGCGGCCTTTAGCTTCAAGATATATAGTCTTGCGTCCAATCTTACGTATAAAATCTGGATGATATGTATGCTCAATAATATATCCAATCGTATCTGAATGGACTTCCCAATCTTTTAAGATGCCAGAATGCAGTTCATATTCCCAGTTAGAATCATAGCCTTTGACTACGTTCTTTTCTACTGGTCTTTTTATTCTTCTTTTTCTTAATCCTGATTTGATTCTTGGAGCCACGATATATCCTTAATATTTTCCATTGGAATACCCGCATTATAAAGCTTCTTTAGCTTTTGCTTTGCCCATCGATGAGTATAAAAAGTAACACGCCTAGATTTCTTAGCAACAAAATAAGGCGAATCAGGAAGCATCTCTCTAAAGTTATCTTTA